ACCCATACCACCGTCAACAATTAAAGCACCAGTAGTGTTTGATGATGAAGTAGTAGTATTGTTTAAGTTTGTTACACCAGTTACGTCTAAAGTACTTCCAACAGTTACGACACCTGCCGCACTTGCTGTAAAGTTTCCGTTAACTGATAACTGCCCAGTTGATGTAGTTGTTCCTCCAATGTGAACGTTTTCAGCAACACCCATACCACCGTCTACAACAACAGCACCACTAGTAGTACTAGTTGCGCTTGTAGTAGCGTTGAAGTTAGCTTGTCCTGAAGCATCAAGAGTACCAACTGAAGTGTTACCAGTAGCATGAGCAATAGTTGCCGATCCTACTGTTAAAGTCGTTCCATCGAAAGTAAAGTTTGCGTCGTCTTCGATAGCACCTGAGGCACCAGCAATAACGACTCTGTTATTTGTTAAATCAGTTACTGAAGCAGAAGCTAAAGTAACGTTTGAAGCAGTAGCATTGAAAACTGTAGTTGAATCGATTTCCATTGAAACCGCTCCAGTACCACTGTCGTCAACTGTTACTGTTGTATTTCCTTCAACAAGACGTGTACTTGAACCTAGTTGAGTATCAACATAGGATTTAGTAGCCGCATCTTGTGCCGAGCTAGGATCAGCAACGCCAGTAATTCTATTACTGCCTAATGCTAAATTCCCTGCCGGGTTAATTGTAAAATCTCCTGAGCTAGTAGTAATTCCATTAGCGTCAAGAGTGGTATTATCAACAATCAATGAACCAGCTTGAAAAGCCGCATAAGCCGATAATGTTATATTCCCTGCTGTTGTTCCAGCTTCTGTAGTAGTAGCAACAACAAACTGATCAGCACTTTCGTCCCAACCAATAAACACGTTTGCGTCGTCACCACGTTCAGTTACAAGACCGGCGTCAACCGCTCCTGAGCCAGTAGCACCAGAGGATAAAACCATTAAAGGATCTGCTACAGAAGTATTCGTTGAATCTACTGTAGTAGTTGTTCCATTAACTGTCAAGTTACCAGATATTGTTAAATTAGAACCGTAAACCATTGAGTTGGCAAGTTTACCGGCTGTGACCGCGTTATCCGCAATCTTAGCCGTTGTTACTGCCGAGTCAGTGATTTGATTCGTTTTAATTCTAGTTACAGGCATAGTCCACAACTCCTTCTTTAATATTAAAGTTTAATGCAAGTGTATTTATTCGTTTTTGGGGAATTAGCACACCTACACGTTTTTTTCAAGCCCACCAGCCGAAAAGCCAGTTAGTTGAGCCTTTGTAATTTGGAGCATTACTGCCGCAAACTTTATGTAGAATGTACTTTATAAAGTTCGATATAACTATTTATTATATGTGTGAATTATTAATATGATCAGGTTTAAAACTAGTGTAAGTCTACCCAACTAGAACCAGCAAAACCTTGGAATTTATCCGTTGTAGAATTGTATATTACAGCACCGTTTGATGGTGATAAAGCGTTTCTTTGTGTTGTTGTATAACTAGCAAATTGTACTAATTGAGCGTGTGTTGTTACAGTACTTGATACTGTTATTCTGTCAGTTCCTGTTACTTTAATATGAACTGTATCGTTGTCTGCTGTACGTTCTACTTCAACTTTAGTATCTCCATCAGCGTCAACTAACCTATCTAAGTTTGTAATACTTGTGAATATTTTTACACTAATTTTGTCTCCTACGGCCGGTGCTGTAGTAAACGTTAATGTTGTTCCGCTGACTGTATAATCTGTAGTAGGAACTTGTACCACACCGTTTGATGTAACAATTACAGTATTAGTTGAAGCACTATTACTTAATGTAAATGTAGTATCACTTCCGTCTCCATCAAATGTATCATTAGATACTGTTGCTGTGTCTGGGTCACCTACTCTAGACCATTCACTATTTTTATAAACTTCAACTATGTCTAAAGTTGAGTTATATCTAATTTCGCCTTCTTCTGGTGAGCTTGGTCTTTGAGCTGTTGTACCATAAGGTAACTTCATACTTGAAGTAGTATTAATCTTAACAATACCTGTACCTTGAGGATCTAAAATTAAATCATCATTAGTAGGCGTTGTTAATGTAGTGCCTTCTGCTGTTATATCTCCTAAAGAACTACTTGCTCCACCAACACCAAAAGTTCCTGTGTATCTAGCTCCCGAAACATAAACTGACTTGCCTGTAAAGTTTACACCATTAGGTAAATTACTACCAATAAAGTGTACAACACCAGATTGGTAATCAAAGAACCATTCGTCATTGTTACCAGAACCTGTAGCAAATACTTGAGTTCCTCCACTTGCGGCGTTGGCCGCATTACCGGAAGTATGTATATAAACTTTTAACTGATAAGTTGAACCTATCTCAGGTGGAATCCAATCTGTTAATCCTGTTTTCCAAGTTCTGTTGGCGGCCGCTGTACCGTCATTAGTACATTCATCTGGAAGACTTGTAGGATAAACTGTTACTACCGCTGTATTAGATCCTGGCATAACAGTAGGTATATCACTTGCTTGTTGCCAAACTTTATCTCCTCTTAATAGTAAAGGAGATGCTATAGCTTCGTTAGGTGCTTTCTTGGCCGAATTGGTATCAGTTTTAGTAGCACCGTAACCTAACTTCTTCCAAAGATAGTCTACTTTTTTAGCGTCTGATATAGCCATCTTTAAGCATCCTCAATTTCTAAAGCAGTAATTGAATCACCACTTACTAATTTGATTCTAACTAAAACAGTATTACCTGTAGTGTTAGCCATATTCTCAGAACCAAGTGTTAATGTACTACTTTCATTTGATACTGTTGAACCTGTAGTTACTCTATCTCCTGGTGTATTAGCACAACCATTTGATCCGTTACCACCTGCTCCTGTATTACTACCAGGAACACCTGATCCAGCGTAAGTATCTGTAGCATCTATCCAGCCATTTAAACCACTAGAACTATCAATAGCCGAACCTGGTGCCGCAATCCATACACCTGATAGTTTTCCGCTAAATTTAAACTTAAAGTTAGCCGCCGGTGTTCTACGGAAAGCAAAAGTATAATATTGTGCTCCACTTCTTCCTGAATTTAAATCAGGACCTACTGGTAAGTAACCAGAACTTAAATCTGTTGTATAATGTTGTAGTGTACCAAATCTACAAACAGCTTCTTGTGTTCCTGCTACTGTAACAGCACCACTCCAAGCATTACTTGTATAATAATTTGTACTTCCTGTGAAACTAGGTGTATCACTAGCAGTACCAAAACCTGTAATTCTTACGCCATCGTCTGTATGTGTACTTCCGTTACCTAAACTATCTTCTACTGGAATACCTGCTTCGTTATCCATAAGTGCTAATGAGTTTGAGTATAACTGAATATTTGTACTTGCTGTGCTGTAAGAACTTGTACCATTACAGTTACTAGCTCTCATTTTAATTTGTTGTACTGAACGTCTTTGAGTACTTAAAAGTGGTACAGTTAAAACGCCTAATGTATAAGCACTTCCAACACCTGTGTTTACTTTTGGTATTCCACTATCTAACATTGTTGTACTACCATCAATATTAGCGTATGAAAAATTCAAATTTGATATAATTGAACCTGATGTTCCTTCTTGGTTACTACCTGGGTCAACTTCAACTGGAGCACTTGTATCTTTGTATGCTTGTCCAGTAAAGTTTGCCACTGTGGCTCCTGTAATAGTAACAGTCGGAGAACCTGTATTATAATAAGGTATTCCAGAAATATATCTTTTAGATCCTGCTGATCCTTCTGCTACTGTTCCTATTGTTGCTGTAGGACTTGATGTCATATCATCTTTAACAATGTGAACTACATTAGTGTTTCCACCGCCTGAACTTTCTAATCTTTGAGCATTGGATCCAATACTATAATCAGACAATGCTTCAGTTATTTTTGCTGTTGCTACAAGATATGCTCTCTGTGGGTAAGAAGAAACTACTTGATCATAATCTCTATGATTTGTTATTACCAGCGTGTCATCTGTTGTATTATTAGCACCACCTTCTGATGTTGTAAAAGTTCTAGCACCTTTACTTACATTATTAATTTTTGATGTAAGTGTTTGATTTGTACCATTATAATGGTTAGTTATAAAGTTTGACACAGTATTTGTGTCAAGTGTAGAAGTACTTGTATAACGTCTAGATGTTGATGTGCTTAACGAATCTCCTGGAGATTGAGATGTAAATGAACTTGTATTGTCTGTGAATCCATGACATAACTTTGGTGAACTACCTTGGTATGAATCATTTAATGTTAAACTCTTAGTACTTAAATTTGCCGGTGCTGACGGTACAGAATTCATTTGGAATGTTATTGCTGTGTATGAATCTGATTGTGCTGTTATGTCTGGTGTAGCATTTACTGTAAGATTTAAATTATAATTACCTGCTGATTTTCCAGCATAATTATGAGTTATAGCATTACCAATAGTACCTGCTGTTGATCCGTCTTCAGTTGGTGTATCATTAGAACTTCCATCTGCCCAGTTAATTGTATAGTTGGCTCCTGTTACATCAGGACTAACAGCATTAGTCATTGTAACCAACGCTCTATTATTTCCATCTAAATCTGTATAATCATATATGTCATATTGGTTATCACCACTTCCGTCACTTGTTGTTACAGCCGATGCTGTAGCACTTGCTCTCATATCAGGTTCAACGTGTACTGTAAAGTTCGAACTAGCAAAAGGTGAACTAGAGTGATCACTTAAAACTTCTAACTTACCTGTGTAATCTGCCGGCGTTCCGCTATTCTGATTACTGTTGCTTAATGTGTAAGTATGATTTATTGTTCTGTTTGTATCACCAGATTGATTTGATCCTGTGTTAACAAACTGTGTTTGGCCGTCACCCCAAGTATACTTGTATCTAATTCCGTATGTTGAATAAGAACCAATTGTATTTTCTGTAGTATTTGTAAATGTTACAGGATGTCCATTTGTTCCTGCTTCGTTAATTCCACTTGTACTCGACAATGTTACTGTTGGAGTATGTGTATCATAAATTTTGTTTGATGTTGTGTTTGATGTAGGTGTATCACTTGGTAATGCTGTACTATGACTATCAAGTGTTAACCTTACTACTCTTGTTTGTTCTTGTTCATTACTTGCTGTAAATGTGTGAGCCAATCTTGCTCCACCTGATCCACCTGCTGACGAGTCACTACTAATAACATCATCTGATTCACTGTCGCCCCAATCCCAAGTATATTGAATTGTTGCTCCTGATGTATTTGTTGTTGTATTCTCAAAATAAACTGTAGCACCGTCGTCCCATTGTGTAACTTCAGATCCACCACTTGGTGCCAAGTATGCCTTAAATCCTGTAACAGGAGTTGCTGTAAATAAAATAATATAGCCTGCTCTTGTTTTAGTATTTGTAGAACCTGTTCCTGCTCCACTATTATTTTTTGCTGTTACTGTTACAGTAAAAGGTGAATTAGCATTTGAATTGTAAGTATGTGACGGAGTTGTATCTGTTGTATTCGTTGTTGCTGTTTCTCCAGTACCCCAATCAATATCATAATGTGTTGGGTTACCGTCTGCTGTGATTGTAAGTGTTACTACTAATCCAGCACCGCCTGTTGTAACATCTGCTGTGAAATCAACATTAGCAACGGCTGTATTATTAATAATATTATTTGTTAATTCGTTTAAATCATCAATAGCTGTACTAACATTAGTAGAATCTGCCCAATTTCTAATAGCACCTGTTGGATATAATGAACTGTCATCTGGGTAACTTAATGTTACATCTCTACCAGTAACTAGGCCACCACCGCCAACACTTACCCAAGATAAGTTTCCTGAACCGTCTGTTTTTAGTACTTGACTTGCTGAGCCACCTGTTATTGTAATATCTTCTACAGCACCTAAATCTAAGTCACCACCAACCGCTCGGATTGATCTTCCTTCTAGGGTAATGTTATCTACTTGTAAACTTTTTGTGGGGGAGTTAGTGTTTATACCAATACGGTCATTGACTACGTCTATGTATAATAGGTCTGTCTCAAATGCTATATCGGTACCTAATCGCTCAAGGTTAGCCTTAAGCATAGCACCAGAAATTCTTCCAATTGCCATTTTATCTCCTTCACCTCATTTCATTCCAGGGTGAGCCCGGGTATAATATAACAGAGTTACTCTGCTACATTGTTATTTATATTAATAATCAATGTAAGTTTCAATCGTGCCTTCTCGGTATAAATCCTGTGTAATACAATGTACTCCCCCGTCCCAAAAAAACCTGTGTCTAAAGTTGAATACAATAGGCTCTACTTTATGGCGTTTAAAAGCATCAAATATCTGTTTATTGTAGTTGTTACATAGTATTAAATTCTCATTTATTGACAGCATATTAACATCAAATATAGTTTCTTCTACATATCCTACCCAATGATTTAACCATTGATTTACAAATCTAATAAGCTCTAAATTGTTCTCTTCTCCAGGCACCCACCATTTACCATCTACTTGTTTTTTAACTTTGTAAAAATCAGATAGTGTATCAAAAGGATTTTCAGGTACTGTTATAACTTCCCAACCTGGAAATGTTTTAGTATAATCTTGTACATCACCTAGGGTAACAATTAGTCCTGGTTTTACTACACAAAAACTTCCATCACTGTGATATCCTCTGTGGGAAATATGTACTCTAAATCCTTCACTTTCCCATTTGCTTTTAATTTCTTCTACGTTTGAATTGCTAAATCTACTAGGATCATTTACAAGGTAATCCCAAAATATATCCTTACCTACTCTACAGATATTAGCTGTAGTTAAAAGTGATCCTTGGTCACTTCCTTCCCAATCTCTAATAAATGTATTTTGAGGATTTATATTTTTAAAGACACTATCGTACATACCTCTATGTCCATCAGTACCGTATATAGTTTCTCCTACTACAGCATAATGATCACGTGGTGTTACAGGAGGATGTGGTTCTTCAAATAAGTTAAAATTGTTTTCATCAAACTCTGGTCTGTAAGTTGTTACGCCATGTTCTTTTAAAATAGAATCTAGTTTTTGAAAATCTTCTTCTGTTTCGTCTGCTATTCTTTTTAGAGGATCTAAAACTTTAGGAATAGAAACGTGTCTAGCAAAATAATCGCTAGTAAAATGTTTACCTAGTAAACAATGTTTTAGTTGATGAAATGTAGCATATCCCTTGATAGGAATCATGGACTAACCTACTATGCTAAAGTGCCAGTTACTGTACTGTCAAACCCTGCAAAAGAGTAAATTCTGTGTGTGTTAGGTGGTGCTGATGTAAATGTTATATTTCTACCTGAGATAGTATAAGCCTGATCAGGCTCTTGTACAACGTTGCCTACAACAACAATAACATTATTTTCGTCTGCTGGTGCTGTAGTGAAAAAATTAGTAAAAGCTGTTTGTGTTCCATCACCTGTTGCTGTATCAAGTACAACCGCTGTACTACCTTGTGGTGCTATAGATCTAAAAGCAGAACCATCAAAGTATTCCATTCTGCTTGTAGTTTCGTTAAAACGAATAAATCCTTTATCAGCAACAGCTGGTCTTTGTGCTGTTGTGCCTGATGCTGTTGCAGTTCCTGATGATCTAGACTTTAAAAAGTATCCCATTTTTAAATACTCACGTATGAAACTGTAGCATATATTGATGTTGCCGCTGATGCTTTTGCTTGTATTGTATCACCATTTGATAATACAATTTTTTCAGCACTTAAAATATATGTGTCGCTACCATCAATTGACAATTCTTTAATAATTCTATTAGTAGCATCTGCTGTGCCACCGTTTGCTACAAGATGAACATCAATAGTTCTTGCCGCCGCATTATCATTTGTAAAAAATATCGATGTAGTAGCAGAATCATTAGTACTAGTATAAACTGTACCTATGCTTGTTCCTAAAGTTGCTTTTGCTAACGCCATTTTCTTTTCCTAAAATATCAATCCGTATACGATTGCTTTACTTTTACTTACCATTTCTTGTGCCGCTCCTGATGGAGGCTGAACATAAACTCCTGTTCCACCGCCGCCTGGTGCTTTAGCATAAACTAATGATTTTCCTGAAACCGCACTCGGATCGCTTGTTTGTGTCATTCTTAAAAGGCCATCAGTTGTAACATTTCCAGTAACATCTAATGTTGTTGATATAGTTGCCGCTCCTGTAACACCTAATGTTGTACCATCAAATGTTAAATTTGCTTCACCTTGCATAGCATTTGATCCTGTAATTGTAGTAATAGTGTTATTAGTCGATCCAGTTAAAGAAATACCAGATCCAGATACACCATCTACATAGCTTTTAGTAGCTACATGATCATTTCCTGTAGGTGTTGCCGCGGCTAACTTTGTTAAAGAACTGCCTTCTTTAACAGTCCAACTATCAATACTATCATCATATAAAAAAGACACGTTTGTTGCCGTTCCTCTTTCTATTTCGATACCAGCCGTTGTTGCTGTAATACCAGCGCCAGTTTCGTTTTTGTTTAAGATAATAGTATTATCAGAAATTGTAGAGTTAGTTGTTTCTACTTCAGTTTTAGTACCTTGAACAACAAGGTTTCCTGCTACTGTAAGAGAATGTGTTGTTACGGTAACATTAGAATCTGTACCAGTAGTGGTAATCTTATAATGTCCGTCAAATCTTTTTTCTGAAATTTTTGCCATTTTTAATAATCCTTATACATTATTTATTTCTTTTTCAAACTGTTCAAAATCTATTTCTCTGTAATTAGGTACTTGATTCCACTGATCTGGGGTAAAATTGTTTAATGGTGCCACTCTAGCGAAGTTTATTTTGTCAAATTCTAGCATTATTTTACGAATTTGCTCTACCCAATTCATATAATATATAGCACCGGCTGTTTTGGGTTTATAAGCATTAGTTCCAGCATATACATTATTAATATCGTCGCCTATGCCCATTAAATCTACGCCTATAAAGTAAACATACATATGATTGATATTAGGGTTTTCTGTGCCTCCACCTGGCTGACAAGCATACCATAAAGCTACAGATCCACTACTATATCCCCAACACGCTTCATCTATTTTTCTGCTAGATCTATTAATATGATCAGATTCTTGCCATGGTCTGTCTGTGTTAGTTTTAATTTCTTTACAAGGTCTTCTAGTATAAAAAGGTATAATAGCAGGTATGTTTTTTAAGTAGTCAGGATTAATATCAGACAATTCGATTTCTTCTCTCATTTTACAATCAGTAGCAACAAGAACATCAGGTATAAAGTCCCTATAAAGAGCATTACACCCATATATAGTTCCTTTACTTCTTAAATTATTTAAATCAAACTGTAATCTTGATTGCCCGTTGCCTATTACAAATGCCCGATCCATTGTATTCCTTTGAAAAAAAATGACTGCTAATAATATTAATTAGCAGTCATTTATAATTAAGATTTTGTATCTGAATTAGATATCTTAAGCGTCTTCTGTTAGATCGTCGTCATCAGTTCCTGATAATGTATTGTCATCACCAGCTTCTTCCATTCTAACAACACCTGTAGCCGCCGCTCCAGTTAATGCCCATGATACTTTTTCTCCGTCTAAAGCGTTAGATCCAGTATTACTAGGTTTTGCTAGTGTAACTGTACGACCTGAAATTTTGCTCACGCCATAAGTTTCTGAATCAGCACCTTGTACTGAAATTGACATTTCACCAGCAGTTAAAGCCGCCGGTAATTTTCCTGTAGCAAGTGTACAATCAAAAGTTCCTGCTGTTCCAATTTCTTCAACACGGAATTTTTTTGAACCTAATTGCTTAACGATATAACCTTCTTTAACAGCAGAGCCGTTATGAAAGTTTACTTTGATTTCTGAACTTCCAGCTGTAGGGCCTGTGCCTTCTACACCGAAAAATCTTTTGTTAATTGGTCTTCCCATTTTTTTTCTCCTATATAAGTAGTCCTATCTGGGTTCTATCCAGTACGCTGTGGGTTAAACAGCATAAGTCCGCCTTGCGGCACACTATTTGACAATATTATTTATCTGCTTTTGGCTTAGAACTAGGCTTTGCTAATGGTCTAGCAACACTATCTTTTGAACGTTTTCTAAGTACAGCTAAAGCACTTACTTTACGTTTTAGTTCATCTAAGGGTTTCTTTAAATCCCATTTAAAGTTCATATCACCCTCCTTATTGTTAAAGTTAGGTGCGTTCCTTCGCTTATGCTACTTCCGGCCTAATGGCTGAACGATAAGAATATTTAGTCAAGAAAAAAGGCCCGAAGGAGCAACAACGAGCCTTTTTAAAAAAATAAGCAAAGTAGGGAGGACTCGGTTACACCTCCAACCCCTCGACACAGATACCTGTCTGAATCCAGGGAGCCTAGTTCCACTCGGGAGAGCGATGTGACTCAGCGTATTTCTACTACCAAGCCTGGGTACCACCCCTAACTAGCCTAGTTCGACCCTCTGGTAAGAGCCTCTTCCTAGCACTACAAACAAAAGCTAATTACTCTTTTGTTGCTTATGTATATAATATAACACAAGTACAACCTGAAGTCAACCTTTTTTTATTTTTTTTTTGGATTTTTTGGAGAAAGATATTTTAGTCAAAAAGAAAGGCGCCTAAGCGCCTTTCTAATATTAGCTATTAAGCTCGATGCTATTAAGCAAACGAAATGTTTGACATAGCAATTTCGCCCAAGTAGTCACCAGCATTACCAAGTGATGATGCTGTGTTAGTTAATTCAACATAACCGTATCTAGTCATGAAACCAACTACTGGCTCTAAAGTATCAGGATCAAGTACTGTTCCTGAGCTCATTAGAGGTACATATGGACAATAGAACGCAGCCGCGTCCGCTTCGCTTGAACCTTTGTAACCAACTAATACAGCTGAGTTATCAGCGGCATAAGTGTCTACATAAATTTTCATAGCGCCATTTAAAGTACCAACAAACTTGTTGTTTGTAGGAGCTTCAAAAGTTCCTTCAGTTGTTCTTGCAAACGCTGAAGTAGAAGCAGATTGAAGTACTGTTAGTGCTTGTGGAGAAACCACAGCCCAGTTACCAGCACCACGTCTAGTTCTTTGAGCAATTTTATTTGCTGTTCTGTTAATCAATACAGCAAGAGCCGCATGCTCGTCACCAACGTAAGTAGCAGTACCACTTACAGCAGATTGGTTGTATGTCTCTTCAGTTGCCGCTAAAGATCTTAAAGAAGTAAGAACTTCTTGGTCAATCTCAGCAGTAATTTCTTGAGCCAACGCCGCCATAATTTCTGCTTCAACGTCGATTCCGTGCATTGACTGAGCGTCTTGAGCCGCCTCAAAAGTCCAACGTGCTGATAGCTTTCTAGTTTTAGCTTCAACAGGTTGCTTTAAGATTTGGATGTTCAATTTCTTACCAGCAGAACCTTCTAAGCTAGCCGTAGAAGCACCTGCTCCTGGGTTAGCGTCGTTACCACTGTAAGACTCAGCAATTTTGAACGGTGATAATGCTTCATCGCCAGCTGTGATGTTTGTAGCACCACCAGTTGTTGTTTCAGCATATCTTACTCTTAGAGTATGGATTTGTCCTACTGGACCTTGCATAGGTTGTACACCAACGATTTCGTTAGCGATTACAGTAGGCATTACACGTCTGATTACAGGTAGAATCACACGGTTTAGAGTAGCAACATTACCGGCTGATGTAGCGCCAGCAGTTGCAGCCTCTTTTAAGTAGTTACGGGTGTTTTCTAAAACAACGCTCATAGTAGATTTAGAATTTCCTTCTAAGCCTTCCATAAGAGCCGATTTAGTGTCATCCCAACGGCTTTCAATTAATGTATCTGACATTTTAGATGTCTCCCTTATATTTAATTTACATTCCTGCCAGCTTCTTAAGGAGTACAACCCCCTCATCAGCTTGGCTGGTGTTAGTAGTTTTATTTCCAGTAACTTCTTTACGAGACTCAGCAATAATCTTTTTGCTTGGAGCTTCGTCTTTTAGTACTGCTGGCAAATATTTGTCGTAAGCTGATTGTATCTTATCAGTTGCGACGCTTTCGAGTAAACTTTGCATTACTTCTGCCTGCTTGTTAGCAAGTGGCTTCATTAATTCATTGAGTTTTTCTTTTCTGTTGATACCCTCGTTGATTTGCTCAATCTTTGCCTTTTGAGCGTCAACTTCAGTTGTAGAAGCGTCTAATTTCTCAGTTGCTTCTTTTAACTGTTTGTCTTTAGCAACAATTACAGCTTCCAATTCTTTCATTTCTTGATTTTCGTTCAAGTAACTAGTTGAATATTCAGCGGCAAATGTTTCAAACAGTTTACGACCAAAGTTATTTTCACGAGCTTGTTTGATATCTTCTTTAAGTTGAGTTAGTTCGTCTCTTAAAGTTGATGTTACAGATTCTTTAACAAGTTTACTTGCTTTTTCTACAAAGTTACCTTTGAGTTTAGCAAGTTGATCTTTTGCTTCAGATACTAATTTTACTTTAGTTTCAATGACGTCTTTTTTGTCTTTGTGGAACTCAGTAATTTCTGATGCTAAGTTTTCAATTACAAACTTCTCAAGTTTTTCCATAGTAGTTTGTTGAGATTTACGATCTGATCTTAATTCGCTAATCTCTTCAGCTAATTTCTTAACTAAAAAGCTATTGAATTTCTCAGCCGCTTCTGACATTGTAGCATTGTACTTAACTCTGTCTTCTGCTAATGCCTTCTTCTCAGCTACTACTTGTTCAATTTCTTGAGCCAAGTTTTCTGTTACCATCTTGTCGAGAGCCTCAACCATAGTCGTTTTATCATGCTCATAACGACCAGCAAACTCTTCTCTTAACTCGGCACGAACTTCTTCTTTAACTTCAGATAATTTCTTATCCCAAGCTTCAGAAATTTGCTTACGAGTTTCTTCGTTTACTAAATCGCTGTCAAGCAACGGTTTGATGACTTCTAACATATTGGTCAACTCCTAACTTTTAATTCACGGATGAGTTTTAGTACTTCATCCTTTAAGTACGTCTGCACCTTAGTATCATGCTGTGCTTCTTTGGCAATCTCTAAAACTTTATGTCCATGATTCATGTTCAAAAGTCCTTCGTATATTGCCGTAGGGTAGGCATTTGGTGCCGACGGTTGTGCCACAACATCTATTGTGACTATCTCGAATTCGCTTACCTCACCGGTAGCTTCATTGACGTTGCCGCTTCCGCGACTGCTTACTCCCAACTTAACACCACTGTCACACATAGTTTTCACTAGTTGTCCCATTGGCGTAGGGAGAATCTTTAATTTACCAAACCCGTTTGGACCATCCATCCACATATTTTCTACCATGTGGCATACCCTATCTAGATTAACTTGTAACCCTTCTGGGTGGTCAACTTCTCCAAGCACACTATTGCCTGTAGAGATTTGGTCATTTAATGTTTTTACTGCCGAAGCAATTTCGTTCACAGGATATACACGTTGGTTAGCATTTTTTACCCCACCTTGTATACAAATACCTTTCATGTAAAGATCTTTACCGTCGTTGGCAGATTCCATTACTAGTCCTGCTTGGTCGAACGTTAAATTTTCTTGTAATAAAGGTCTCATTTCCTATGTCCTTATTATGCTTTGGCTTTTGGTGCTGGTGAAAGAGCTTGTTTGGCGCCAGGCTTGTTTTTATTACCTGCGTCACTAACACTAGCCTTAGGTGCTGGTTTAGATGCTTCTTCTTTATTAGCAGTCTTAATACCACCTGGTTGTTGTTTAGCAACTGGGCCACTTGAACCGTCACCGCCTTCAGAAGTTACAGGAGCAGGTGCTTTTTGAGTGTATTCAACAACTTCTTCTGCTTTATCTTCTTCAACTGCTTCAGCTTCGTCAACTGCTTCTTCGCCTTCAAAAGCTACTGCTTCTTCAGGTTCCATAGCTGGCTCTTCAGCTGGTGCTTCGTCTTCTTTACCAGTCATTTGTTCAAATTCGCTTCTTAAGTCATCAATAGCTGTTTGAAGATCCATAAGTTCGTCTTCCATACGTTCCGCATCGTCGTCGTCCATTTTATCTTCGTCACTATCCATGCCCATTTCGTCAGACATAGCATCAGCATCTGCTTCAGGCTCTTCGCCTTCATCGTCTTCTTCTGCTGTCATTCCAACTTCATCAGCTTTAATATCATCAATCATATCAGCTGTTTGGTCACCTGCTACTGTTTCTTCAACAGCTTCGTCAGATGCTTCTTCAACTTCTTCTGATTTTGATTCTTCAGTTTGTTCGGCTTCTTCAACTGTTTCATCAGTGGCTTCATCAACTGCTTCTTCAGAAGCTTCGTCGATATCAGCAAGATCTTCTTCATCGATTAAGTTTTCGTAAATTTTACGAGACTCATCAACAGCGATCTCATGAAAGAGTTCTTTAGCCTTATCTTCTTCCTCATTGACTACTAGTTCAATAAGTGATTTCCATTTGTCATTCATGTTTTGACTCCTTTTCAATGAGATATGGCGCATTTTCGTAATAGTATTTACAAATATGCTATGTTAATTAGTTATAATAGCATAAAACGAGCACTTTTGGCTCGCTTCATCTAAATTTGTTATTTTTGTTGTTTTTATATGCCTGAGGATTCTTCGTCTTTTTGCCCGTATTGTGCCTTAATTTTTTCAATCATTTTTGATTTTTCAAACTTTTTGGCGTCATACATTTTTCTCAAGCTATTAAGTTGGCCTAAAGTGAGCTTACTCTTACGAGTATCTCCTTGTGCTAAAACGCTATCATCCTTTGTAGGATCATAAAATTTGTCATCTTGTTGATTTAATTCAAATAATTTCATAGTACACCTATTCTTTCTATATAAAAGGACGACCGACTTTTAACGTACCGGTTGTAATTATTTTTAAATCACTAGAGTCGTTATTGCCCGGTTTATATAATGTAGGCATATTGCCTTTTTTAAGTGTAGCCCTTGGATGTCCTTGTGCTACACGTTTTTCAGCCGCAAGTTTTAACTTTGCTTCTTGGCGTTGTCTTTTAAATTCTAAATGTGATATTCCATTAGCACTCATACTTTTATTTAGTGTTATTATATTGAAATATCGGCGCCTTCGTCGCCTCCGCCAGCATCTGCTCCAGGTTCTGCTTCTGCTCCGCCTTCAGCTTCTGCTCCGCCTTCTTCACCGCCTAAGTCGTCTCCGCCTAACCCATCTAAGTCAGCACCTAAACCACCCGGTGTTAATCCAGCACTTCTAAGAGCTTTTCCGCCCATAACATTTTCAGCATCGCCCTGTTCTTCTCTCCACAGTATATCATTTTGTTTCATTTCTTCTTCAGTTAAGCCTAAGAAACGTTGTAAAGCAAATCTCTTACTAATGTAAGAAATGCCTTCTGTTTGTGTGAAGTTACTAATTCTACTAGCATCAATATCACTTTGTCTGTAACTAGCAAAGTTTTGAGGCTCATTAAATTCAATATCAAATATTGAATTATCTATGTTAATACCTCTCCAACGTAACCACAATTTAAATTCACTATCAAATGTACTAGATACTAAACTTTGTAATCTCATACAGTATTGGTTAAATCTATGTTCTTGTATTAACGCTGTTCCAACTTTACCGTCAACAAACGTGTTTGATCCATCGTCTGGAGAACTAGGTAGGTATGTACTTGGAATTCTCAATCCTCTGTACAGTTTATTAGTAAAGTATTTCAAGTCTGAAATTTCACCTAGGTTTTCACCACCTGGTAATGTTTCAACTTTAGAACCTCTACCTTCTGCTGTTTGAGGGAAGAAATAATCTTCATTGATTGATAATGGATTGTAAGTAGCATCCATCATATTACTTCCGCCGCCACTTTGAGTAGGAATACGTCTTTGGTGTATTTCGTTTTTAACTCTTTCTACATAACCCATTGCCATATGTGTTGGCATATTACCAACGTCAATGTAAAACACTCTTCTTTCAGGTGCTCTTTGGACTCTGTAAATTATAATAGCGTCTTCTAGTAATTCTTTTTGTTTGAATACTTTAAATATTGCTTCTAGTACTGAAGTACCAAATGGCCAGTTGTGATCTAACCCTTCTGTTAAACTTAAATGTACAACGTGGTCTGCTTCAATTGAATTTTCTCTTACTTCTGTTTGTCTACCAGCATAAGAACTTGAATTATTAAATCCTGTTGTTGAAGAACTTGGTTGTACTGTAGCTGTTTCTGTATGTTGTGGTGCTGTTATTGTTAAGTTCTCAAAGTTAGGTGCTACATCTTTTAACACATAGACTTCTGGCTCTTTACCTTTTGCTTCGTTAACAATTACCTTAACAACGTTTTGAGGTTCAACCCAATACCACTCATAAGTTTCTGGGTCTCTAATAAATGTTTGATCACCATACTTTAAAGTATTA